GTGAAGATATCAGCTAAATAGTGCTATAATAGTAGGAAAAAGATTATACTATGGCAAAACTTTTTGGCTTTTCTATTGGAGACAAAGAAAAGAAGTCACCTTCTGTAATATCCCCCGTTCCTCAAAATAATGAGGACGGGGTTGATAATTTTATTGCTAGTTCCTTTTATGGATCTTATGTTGACATTGAAGGTGTATATCGAACTGAATCAGATTTAATTAAAAGATATAGAGAAATGGCATTACACCCTGAGTGTGATGGTGCCATAGAAGATGTTATTAATGAGGCAATTGTTAGTGATTTGTATGATTCCCCTATTGAAATTGAACTTTCTAATTTAAATGCTAGTGATAAATTAAAAAAAATAATTAGAGAAGAATTTAGAAATATTAAAGATATATTAGATTTTGACAAAAAATCTCATGAAATACTAAGAAATTGGTATGTGGATGGGAGACTATTTTACATGAAGGTTATTGATGTTAAAAAACCTGAAGATGGAATACAGGATCTGAGATATATTGATCCTATGAAAATAAGATTTGTTCGTCAAGAAAAGAAAAAAAATAAAAATGATTTCACTGTAAGAAATAATGATGATACTAAAGTAATAAGTCCAGAGATTGAAGAATATTATGTATATACACCAAAACCATCTTATCCATCAAATAGTATAACCAGTGGTGGTGGAAGTAAAGGAATTAAAATAGCAAAAGATTCTATTACATATGTAACTTCTGGTCTTGTAGATAGAAATAAAGGAACAGTTCTTTCATATCTTCATAAAGCAATTAAGGCACTCAATCAATTAATGATGATTGAAGATAGTCTTGTAATTTATAGATTATCAAGAGCACCAGAAAGAAGAATATTTTACATTGATGTTGGTAATCTTCCAAAAGTAAAAGCAGAACAATACCTCAAAGAGGTAATGAGTCGTTATAGAAATAAACTAGTATATGATGCAAATACTGGTGAAATTCGTGATGACAGAAAGTTCATGTCTATGATGGAAGATTTTTGGCTTCCTAGAAGAGAAGGTGGTAGAGGAACTGAAATTACAACACTTCCTGGTGGACAAAACTTAGGAGAACTTGCTGATATTGAATACTTCCAAAAGAAACTTTATAGAGCATTAGGTGTTCCAGAATCAAGAATTGCTGCAGAAGGTGGATTTAATTTAGGTCGTTCATCTGAGATATTAAGAGATGAACTTAAGTTCTCTAAATTTGTAGGACGTTTAAGAAAACGTTTTGCACATATGTTCACAGATATGCTCAAGACTCAATTGATTCTAAAAAATATTGTTACACCAGAAGATTGGGAAGTAATTAGTGAGCACATTCAATATGATTTCTTATATGATAATCAGTTTGCTGAATTAAAAGAAACTGAAATGATGAATGAAAGACTAGGAACTCTTGCTACTATTGAACCTTATATTGGAAAATTCTATTCACAAGAATGGGTTCGTAAAAATATTTTACGTCAAACTGATGGAGAAATTATTGAACAGGATGAACAAATAGAAAAAGAAATTAAGGATGGTATAATACCAGATCCTAGTGCAGTAGATCCAATAACTGGAGAACCATTACCTGATGGGGGTATGATGGGAGAACTTCCAACGGATCCAGAAATTGATGATGGACTTACCAATGCACAGGTACAAAAAGACACTAAGACGGCAGAGATATAAATAAAGAATAGAATTATATTAAATTTTCATGGAAGAAATCGTCAATTTGATTGCTGCTGACGAAGCAGCATCTGATATCAGTGATAAAATTAAAGACGTATTATATACAAAAGCAGCTCAAAGGATTGATAGTATCAAACCTAATGTGGCTTCTTCTATGTTTGCTGATGTTGAACAACAACCATCTGAGGATCAAGAATAATGGCAAATAGGACATTAATAAAGGGTGCAGAAGTAGCTTTACCAACAACGGTAGGTACTGCTAGTAGTTTTGGTAGTGCTACGATGGTTCGTCTTTTTAATAGTCATGCAACTGATGCATTTAAAGTAACTCTTTTAGAAGACACAGGTGCTGCTGGTATTGGTTCTTTTACAATGGCAGCTCAATCAGTTGAATACATTGAAAAAAATAGTGTACATGCTCTTCTTGCTGAAAATGCAGCAGTATTAGGTGCCAAAGTAGGATTTACAAATTAAGAAAATGAAACTCATTACCGAAGAAATTTCAAGTGTTAAATTTATCACCGAAGGAAAGGGTGCTAAAAAGAAAATGTATATTGAGGGTGTTTTCCTTCAAGGTGAAATAAAAAATCGTAATGGTAGAATGTATCCAGTTGGAACTCTTGCAAAAGAGGTTGGTAGATACAATGAATCTTTTGTAAAAAAAGGTCGTGCACTTGGTGAACTAGGACATCCAGATGGTCCAACTGTAAACCTAGATCGTGTTTCTCATAAAATTACTTCACTTAAACAAGAGGGAAATAATTTTGTGGGTAAGGCACAACTTCTTGAAACACCAATGGGTAAGATTGCAAAGTCTCTTATAGGTGAAGGTGTAACACTAGGAGTTTCT